AATGGCGTTCTCCATATCGCTTTTCAGGACATAGACTTGTCCGTCGTGTTCTATTGTTTTCATGGGTGGGTCTCCATTTTAAAGGAACTCGGCCCGCTCTCGTCGTATCTTGTTCAAGTGTTCGACAGCTGCGGTGTGGTCCAAGTCGGGGTTTAAGATTTGAATCGCTTCAATTGGGGATATTAAGCCCGCTTGAAGTTTTGCGAGAATGTCTTCTCGTTGGGCTTTCAGCTCCTCGGGTCCAAGGGCTAAAGATTGATAACTGACACGATATCCGGTTTCGGGAAGGTTGGTTCCCAAATATCGGTTACAAAGAGCGGCTGATTTGGCGAGTAAGTCTTCGTCACCCATTCGGAATACTGGGGCGAACTTGCGCTGGGCTTCTCGTTGTCCGGCTCGGTCAATCGAAAGGGCATATCCTGAACGGGGGTCGGCGTTCTGTCGTGTGATGGATTCGGGTGCTACCCCTGAAGACACGGCGACACGAAGTTCATACTTGGCGACACTTTCCAACAGCTCGTCCGGCTTGATTGGTGGGTTGAAGGTCCCGACAAGCGGTTGTCCTGTCGTGTCGGGGTCCGATTGTAGAATCAGAATAGACGAAGGGTCCGTCGAAACGGCCGCTCGTCGACTAACGAGGTCTTGGTCCATGGCGTTCAATCCAGCGACGGAAGCGCCTAACATGTACTTTTGAGCCCAAGCATTGTCCCTGACACAATGAAGGAACATGGTATAAAGGACCGCACTATTCAAAGAACCATAAACGAGAGTCGAACCGTCAAGGAAATTCCACAATTCGCCGGTCTTCTCCGCATGATAAACGGTCAATGGGAGAAAGGGTTGGCCCATGCTATTCCGAAAAGGAAAGTCTTCGCCCCTGTGGGTTGGGTGTCCCATATATAGTTCGCTGACATCCTCGCCCAAGCTCCCGTCCTTGTTCGCCTTGAACATCCCGAACATGGGCTCGTTCATGTTTCGAATGTCGATGACATCACAAACCCATTCTTGTTCCATGGTCAACGGGTTGACTCTGATTCGGTATTCTCGATAATAGACTGGGATGTCGGGTTGGTCGGGGTCAACCTCACAATAAATATTATCAGGTGTCACGCACCGATAGACGAGTCCGGGACGATCTGGTTCGACCCCTCTTGTGTGGGGGATGACCTCAACCCGAACAACAGTTTCCCGAAGACCGAGGACCATTTGTTGAACTCGTTGCATCATTGGCCACAATCCCGCCCGTGTTGCGTATCCCTCACGACCCACAAGGGCGCTGAGGTCGGCACCTTCGGCGCTTACGCTTGGGCTATCTGTATACAGGACCGATAATTGTCTCGTCACCTGTTCGAAAGGGTTAGAGCTCAAGTCACTTGGCCCCCACGATTCCCGCCTATCCGGTGACAGGTGGCGCCCCAATTCGTCTTCCAAGTCTTGTTCCCATGCTCCGCTCAACATCCGTTTTCGAAGGGATGTAAATTCCCATCGTTTTTGATCAAGGTTATTCGGTGCGACTGGTTTGGTTGGGAAGGTATAGGAAATCATTTTAATACATCCTGATTCGGGCGGGTGGGGTGAATCTCTTATGGACGGTTGGGAGAACGCAATAACGCAATGCATCGACCGCATGACCATGAGGGTCCGTCGATTTTTGCGACGAGGTTCGCTTGAATGTATAGCGTTGCAAAGACTGAATCAATTGGGAACATTCAGGTCTCACATAGAAATGCTGTTTTGACATAATGCTATATAGCACACTCGAACCGTAATACACCGAACTTTTGAATTTTAGGGCTGTTCGAATTGTGAAGGGAAGACCCCGTGGGGGAAGGTTCAAGACCCTTTCGAACGCTCGCATTAACATCCCGTTCGACATCTTGAAACCTGTTTGGCCTCGTCCCCCATAGTGAGCTCCGTCGCCGGTCCAAGTACACATTGACGGGTCGACATGGTGGCGCTTCAACATTTCTAACATTCCACGAACATGATGTTCTGGACTCGACGCCCCTCCAGTGTATTCCCCGAGGACATAGACCTTTGGCTCTTGATAGTCGCTCATGTCTATAGCTGCGAGGATTGCGACTTGGCTGTTTGGCTGGCTTCCATGGTCGATACCCACGGCGAATTTGTAGTCCCCTCCACTTGGCACCGGTGCGCCGCTTATCATGGACGGGTCGAAATTATCAAATATAAGCTGTTTCGGGTCGATACCCACATCCCAAGACCCATTCAAGCGGGCTTCCCTGTCGATGGGTAGATAAGTTGAGGCGATGTTGTCGATTTGTGCTTGACTCAATAGGGGATCACAATCTAAAGGCGTTGTATCTTGAACGGTTAGGGGCGCTCGGTGACACGAGATTCGATTGTCCTCAACCATTCGCCGAAGATAGGTGACATCTTCACCGACTGGGGTCATGGTTATGGCGATGGTCCCCGTCTTTCCACCAGCTCCACCCCGAAGAACACGCGCGGCAAGTTCACCCCAAACAGCTTCGGGGATGGGCTCGTCGATTGCAACGAACCCAATCGAAGCGGAAGCCAAGCCGAGACCCTGTTGGGCGGTCTTGATTCGGATGATTGACCCATTCTTAAATCGAACGATTGGGACTTGACCCCTAAAGCCCTTTCCAGGAACGAACACACAATCGTCCATCAACATACCCTCGGGGATCATCTCGAACAGCTTCTCTTGAATGGTCCGGCTCTGGTCGTGGCTATGTGTTATCAACCATGACTCGTTCGGCGCTGGGTCGGTCTTTAAATATGGATGACAATCGAGGGCACGATATAACAGCTCCATGACAGAACACCGAGTCTTCCCCACTTGGTTCCCACCCAACAACAATTTGATGGGACTTGGGTCTTTCAGAAAGGCCAATTGAGGGGGGGTTGGTCTGAAATACGATAGGGGATTGTTCGCCGCCCTTCGTTTCAGCTGGAGAACTTGACGGGTTAGGTCAATCATTTTTTGAGCTCTTGAATCCCTTCAGGTGATTCGAAATAAAATTTTGACCTTTTAAATGTTTCATACGCATCTTTAATGAATTTATTTCGCTGTTCTTCGGATATTTCGATTCTATCACAAATAAAAAAGTAGATGAGTAGGGCCGCTTCCGCTTGGACTTGACTCGGCACATGATAACTATTGGCGGTCAAATAGAACTCTTGCATGAGTTTGCTAATTTGTGCGTTACTAATATCTTCGTTCATCATAGCCGCCTATCGAAAAGCTCGACACATTCTTTGTAAGCCTCGCCCAGCTTGGAACACTCTTTCAGTATGACGAGCTTGTTCTGGATGTTGGATATTTGTTCGCACTCGCCACCTGAAGTCTTCGAGTCGATTCCCCTGGTTGTCATACGACAAAACATTTCACGACACAACAAGTCCCCATTCGTGGCGATATATTCCGAAGAACATGGAACCTTCAACAAGTCGGGCTCCGTTAGGTTCTCGCTTGGCTTGTGAAGGGCGATTGTCGATTTGACGATGTCTTCGACATTGACGGTTTCAGGCTCGGGCTTGTTTCTTTCGACGACTACCCAAGCTGAAGTAGTAAGGGCGACACCACCCAATAATCCGAGAACTATTAACATTTGACTATCCTTGAATGACATGGCTGTTTAACTCTATATCTGATTCTATTTCATTGCCCCAAGCGGCCCACCCTTCTGTCTTTTGGCGGGCAAAAAGTTCTATCCTTGGCACATCACCCAATAGTTCTTCTATTTTTGAACGAACGATGTCGGGTTTTTTGCTGTGGCGTTCTATTCTTGCGTCAATGATTTGATGAACGGAAGCGCTGACTCGTTTGGGCTTCCCCTTCGTCGCTATCAAACACAATTCACTATTCGACCGAGTCCAGTATCCCAAGCCCCAAAACCAAGAGTCACTCTTTTTGTTTCGTTTTACCCAGTTGAATCCACATGTCTTATATTTGAAGCCCCAAGACTCTATCGTTTCCAATCCCTCTTTTAAAAGTGGAAAGGTCACCCACAGGAAAAGCACACAATCTTTAGCCGCTATTGTTGAGACTGGTAACCGCTTTATATCGTCAATCGTCATACATTGATAATGTTGTTCGGGGGAACGGCCCTTTCCTTTGTTGCTATAAGTCTTGAATGTCCAAGGGGGGTCCGCATAGATTATTTGATACTGACTCATGTAGTCCCCTTGAACGAGACGACATTGGAGGTATCCATGGTGAGACGAGATTGGAGGCGTTGACGAAGAACCGGTGGCATTGACAAGACAGCCGCTTCGATTTGTCCGATAAGCTGTTCGTCGGTCATGCGCTCGAGACCGTCTTCGGCTTGTTCTCCTTCCATGGCCCGAAGTTCTGAGACCATCGAAACGAGTTGACGCTGGAGAGCTGCGTACGCTTGCCACGACTGCGCAGCTGCGGCGGAAGAAATCGCCTTTTGTAAATCTTCGATTTGGTTCTTGAGTAGCTGGACGGGGTCGTTGGTCTTCTTCTCTGGTTCTTCTTCTGGGATATGCATTGGTGCATTCAGTCGATAGAGATAACGCCGTTCAAGTAACCAAGCCGCCGCCCTCCAATCTTTCCTCGAGCCTTCTTCGATTCGCTTGAG